CGCTGACGTTGCAGCTTGGCCGTCAGATTGGAGATGATGGAATTAATCTTTTCCATAAGGACGTGTCCTTTGTTAGAGTGTATATAGAATATAACAGTTTTATTATTGCGACGCAAGGACCGTTACATCGGGTCGCGGAAGAACAGAGTTCTTTTATAAGTAGTAGAGTTTGGGGGCCGGCGGCGAGGCTACGCCCGCCGCCGGAGGCCCCTTGAGCAAGTTCGCCTGAAGGCTCATTGCGGAGGATTATGATTTACATTGGTCGCGCGCGCGCGTTGATCGCGCACACGCGTAATGTGTAAGCAGAGAGCTGCTGAAGAGAGGAACCCTCAGTCAACTGAGGGGTAGAGGGGTGGAAGTGAAAATTTTTTTCACTACTACTTTTTATTTAGGAGGAAGTTATGAAAAGGAGACGGATGTCTCGGAGGTCTTCAAGAAAGACGTTTAGGAAGGGAGCGCGTAGGACGCACTCGAGGAATAAGATGAATGGGTATTTCATGAGAGGAGGAATTAGGCTTTAAATGCCATGTTTTCGCCCAGTTGAGGTAACGCTAAAGCGTTTGGCGAAGTATGGCGTGATGAAGTATGAAAGTGCGGGACAACAAGTTGTCCCGTGTGGGAATTGCTCGGGTTGTAAAGCCGAGCAAGGAAGGCAGTGGGGTGTGCGTATGATGCACGAGGCTCGTATGCACGAGAGTAGTCACTTCGTGACATTGACGTATAGAAAGGAGGATTTACCCGAAAATGGTTCGCTTTGTCCTAAGGATCTTTCGGGATTCATTAAGCGTTTGCGCAAGACGCAAGAGAAGCCGATTAGCTTCTTTGGGTGTGGTGAGTACGGAGAAAGAACCCAACGGGCGCATTACCATGCGCTGCTTTTTGGTACTGAGTTTTTGGATCGCAGTTCTAGTTTTGATATTGGGAGGCCTGATGTATGGAAGTCCCAGACTTTGGAAGATACTTGGGGAATGGGCAATACGGAGGGCGGCACTGTGACGATGGCCAGTGCGTGTTATGTTGCGGGATATATCCGCAAGAAAATGAGGTATAAGGATTTCGCCAGAGCGAATCCGGAAACGGGGGAACTTCTAGAACAAGAGTTCTCCCGTATGAGTTTGAGACCAGCTATCGGACAACGCTGGCTCCAGCGACATTGGAGAGACGTGTATCCAAGGGATTATGTCGTCGTAGATGGGATAGAGGCTAAACCGCCTCGCTATTATGACAAATGGATGACACAGGAACATGAGTGGTGGCGGTGTTGGGAAGGATGCAAGAAGCATCAGAACATTATGGAGGAGGTGAGAAATCAGAGATATTTAGATGCTGTAGATATGACGCCGTATCAGATGAACGCGGCGGAGAAAGCATTACAATCGAGAATTGAATTATTTCAAAGGAGAGACACGATATGATTACCGAGCTTTTTAGTGTGTTCGATCTGGCGGCGCAGAGATATATGGACCCGATTTGTGCGCCGACCATGGAATTTGCGATTAGAGGATTTCGCGAATGTTGTGAGAAGGTAGGCCATCAGTTTCAGAAGTATCCCGAAGATTATGTGATGTATCACGTGGGATCCTTCGATGGGGAAACGGGAGAGATGGGATCCGTTGTGCTTACGAAGGTGGCTATGGCGATTAGTTATGCCGTGAAGGCAACACCGGAGCCCAGTGAACTTCGTTTAGCACAAGAAGGTATGAACGATTCCATTAAACGCGGAGAAATGTCGTGAAAGATATGGTGCAAGTGCGCGGCGGTGCGCGAAAGAGTTATGAAGGACCAGAAGCGAGGATAGGACGCTCGCAGTTTAACAGGGGGCATGGATTGAAAATGACGTTTGATGCGTCAAGGTTGGTTCCTTGTTTTTTGGATGAAGTTTTACCAGGTGATACAATGACATGTCGTTTGAACGGGTTTGCTAGGATATTTAGCCCGTTGTTGGCGCCTGTGATGGATAATATTACGTTGGAAACGTTTTTCTTTTTTTGCCCGACGCGTTTATTGTGGAGTAACTGGGTGTTTTTTCAGGGTGAGCATGATGAAGCAGGTGCACAGGATACGGATTATACGATTCCTGTGTTAGCGACGGGTTGGACAGTGGACCAGGCGGCCGGGATTAATACGGGACATGGGTTAGCCGGATATATGGGTCTGCCGCATGGCTTGGCGACGGCTACGGTGCCTGGGATCAGTGTATTACCGTTCAGAATGTATAATCGTGTGATAAATGAATGGTTCCGGGATCAACAGCTAACTGGAGAAAGTCAGTTTGCGAATGTAGTGAGTAATGGACCGGATGCGGTTTCGGTATATGGAATTGCGAGGTCGAACAAGAAACATGATTACTTTACGAGCGCATTGCCGTATTTACAAAAGGGTACGGCGTTAACGGTGTCGGGTGATGTGGTTGGCGACCCGTTAGGGGCAGGCGGTTTAGGTATGCCGCGATTTATGGCGTCTGATAGTACGCCAGCGTCGAGCGGAGAGTTGTTTGCGGAGACGACCGCCACAGCGCCGAGCGTTGGGGTAGAAGGTGCGTGGACAGCGGACGAGCAGATGCATTGGCGGGATCCCGAGTTGGTCGCGTCGATAGACATCAACGCATTGAGGCAAGCAGTAGCTATTCAGCGTTTGTTGGAGAAAGATGCCAGAGGAGGGACTAGGTATGTGGAAAATATTAAAACTCATTTTGGAGTTACTAGTCCTGATTATCGCCTACAAAGACCAGAGTACCTCGGAGGAGGAAAGGCGATGATTAACGTCTCGGCTGTAGCGAATACGTCAGGAGTGGATTCGACAGTCTCGATCAGTGGCGCGGATGAACCGCAAGGAGAATTGCGGGGAGTGGGCACGGGTGTCATAAGTGGACACGGATGGGCGAAGAGTTTTACCGAACATGGATATGTGATGGGTTTAGTAAGGGCCCGCGGAGATTTGACGTACTTTCAGGGTGTGGACAGGATGTGGACAAGATCGACGCGGTATGATTTTTATATCCCCGCGTTGGCGAATTTGGGAGAGCAGTCGATCACGAATAAAGAGATTTTCGTGTCGAACAGTACAAGTGTGGACAACGCTGTGTTTGGATATCAAGAGCGTTGGGCTGAATACAGAATGAAACATTCGAGGTTGGTCGGGAAGTTTAACCCTGACGTGAGTGGTTCGTTAAGTATGTGGCATTTGGCCGAAGATTTTACGACTTTACCGTCTTTAAATACGGTGTTTGTCAATGATCAGACACCGATGAGTCGGATTCAGGCAGTTACGACTGAGCCGGATTTCCTTTTGGACGTGTGGTTTGACTATAAGTGTGCACGGCCGATACCAGTGAGGTCGATACCGTCGTTGGTATCGAGATTTTAGATGTTGGGTTTCTTGGGTGGCTTAGCCTCAGTTGTAGGTAATATCTTTTCAGGCGAGCGCGGCAATAAGGCGCGCCGAAAAGAGGCCCAGAGAGACAGAAATTTCCAGGAACGTATGAGTTCTACGTCCTGGCAAAGAAGTGTGGCGGATATGGAAGCGGCGGGAATAAATCCCGCGTTGGCGTACCAGCAGGGAGGAGCCAGTTCGCCAAGTGGTGCAATGGCACAACAGAGTGATGTGGGGCAGGACTCCGTGAGCAGTGCTTTAGGAGTCAAGATGCAGCAAGAGCAGTTGACTTTAGTTCAAGCAGAAAGGACTAAGGCTCTTGCAGAGGCGAATATCGCGCAGAGTGAACAATCTACGCGAAGATATGAATTAGATAAAATGAACGTCGAAAGGAGCCTGTATTTTAACAGAGATGGATCGCCGAAAGCTGCGTTGCAGCAGTTGATAAGGGAGGGGCATGGAGCGAGGTTAGCGAATAGTGCCCGGTCTGTTTCAGACGCGGAGGGTATGAGGTTGGGTTTGAGCGAAAGGAGAGCCGTTTCACAGTTTATGGACCAGGCAGGATCAGGAGGAGCGGGTATACAGAGACTGTTGCCGCTGTTAATTGCATTAGCCAACAGGAGGCAGTAATGCGGAAAGTTGGAAAGAAAGATTCCCGAGGACGGGATAGAGTGCAGACGGTAAACGAAGATCCGTCAGAGACGTTGCAGAGTGATGCCCACTTGGCTGATATTAACAAGATAATGGCGCAGTGGGAGAAGACCGGAGGGTTGGGGAACATCCTGGACAATGCAGAGATGATGTTCCTAGACGTAACGGAATTCGAAGATTTAGCTGACGCCTTAAACCAGGCCAAGAGTGCGGAGGTCGAATTCCTTAAGCTGCCGAGTAAGGTGAGGGAGTTATTTGATCACGATGTGGCTACGTGGCTGGACACAGCGCATGATCCAGAGAAGCGCGAAGCGATGCGAGAACGCGCGGTTAAAGCTGGATTTATTAAAGAGCCTGTTCGCGAGGAGGTTATTTCCAGAGAGGAGGAAATACCGGACCCCGTTGGGGCCGGACCGACCGGACAGGAGGAACAGACGGCCCAAGGGGCCGAATGATTTGAGAAGGTGACCAAGGTCACCTGGCACATATACAACAAGGAGATGATGTGCCCCCCGGCCGGGAGCTCCGGCCGGGGGGATTTTTCGTTACTTCTTTTTGGGAAGTTCGAGTTGGTTTTCGTCGTGGCGAATTTTACCGAGAGCCTCAATGTGGGCTTCGGTGATGAGTGCGGCCTCACGCTGACGTTGCAGCTTGGCCGTCAGATTGGAGATGATGGAATTAATCTTTTCCATAAGGACGTGTCCTTTGTTAGAGTGTATATAGAATATAACAGTTTTATTATTGCGACGCAAGGACCGTTACATCGGGTCGCGGAAGAAC